AACGCAACAACTTCGCCGAGCGGGAGGCAGCGTTTGCCCCGTTCGCGGAGGACCTGGACAAGCTGACCGAGGGGAAGCAGTTCTCGCCCGAGCTGTTCCGCGAGATTGCCGACACCGTCGCCAAGGCCCTGGAGGAGTGACATGAGTCTCGACGCAGTGGCCCCCCTCCCCCCGGGTCTCGGTCTGGGGTGGAACGCGGAGGCCGAACAGCGACACACCCAGGCCCTCTCGCGTCTCGAGCGCCCGCTGGTCTCGGTCTCGGACACCGTCCGTCTCCCCCGCGAGTTGTGTCTGCGTCACTGGATGGAACTGGAGTTTCAGGGGGAGGTCCCCCAGTGTGCTGGAGCGGCGGTCACCCATGCGGCGCAGGCCCATGCGTGGGTGGTCGAGGGGCTCGACACGACCCAGCAGTCAATCGATCTGTCGATGAGCTTCAGTTGGCTGGCGGGCCGTGCTCTCGATGGCACCAGCCCGGCGGAGTACGACGCGGGCGCCACGATCTCGGGCGTGTGCCTCGCGGCCCACACCACGGGCATGGTCACGGAGCAGCAGTTCCCATCGATCAAAGACCGGCGGCAGTGGAACGCCAGACAGCTGGCGGTGCTGAATCCGTCGAGTCTCGGCCAGTACTCGGCAATGCGAATCCGCGGACAAGCCCCGGTGCAATCGGCCGACCATGCGGAAGTGGTCATGGGGACCGGGCAGGGGTTTATCGTGTTCGGCGTGATGTGGAATGAGGGGTGGGCCTCGGTTGGCGACAAACCGATCGAGTCGATTCCCGGGGGTCGCAGTTACGGTGGTCATGCCCTCGCGCTGCTGGGGTACACCCGGACGCACAGCGGGACCCTGTACCTGACGATCGCCAACAGCCACGGCCCGCGGTGGGGCCAGGGTGGATACCAGCGCATCCGGGCCGATCTCTGGTGGCAGATCATGCAGACCAGTCCGTTCGGTGCCCGCGTGCTGAGTGTCACGGATGAATTTTTCATTCGGCCGTTTCGAGGCTGGAAAGGAGTGCAAGGATGAGATCGAGAGCGTGGAGCGTGTACCAAACGGCCATGTACCTCGGGGCGCTGGAGTGGATCTTGCTGGCGGGAATCATCGCGTGGGCCTGCGTGGGCTACTGCGTGACGACCGAGGCCGCTCCCCCATTTTCGATTGCGAGCGAAGAGGCACCACCGATCAGTGGGACGAGGCAAGGAGTCGAACAGGCCACCGGAACGCCGCCACAGGATGTCGCGGTGACGAAGGACCTGCGTCCCCTGATCGTGGTGTACTCGAGCGCGAATTGCCCCGCCTGTGTCAGGTGGTCGACCTGGTGGCGAGAAAACCAGCGGGCCAGTCCGTTTCGGTTTGAGGTGTTGCCGACACCGGGGTGGGTGACCAGCTTCCCGGCGTTCCATTTCCAAAAACAGGATGGAACATGGGCGGTGGTCTATGGATGGAATGGGATCGATCCACTCCGGGCAGCCTGGCAGGCAAACAATCCTCGATGGGAGCCGGGGCCGGTTGACCAGACCGTGGGGGCCCCCGACCTGCAGGAGATCCTGCCTGTGGTGCAGCGGTTCGCGGGGAAGACTGGCAGATTCACGTTCGAGCCGGATTCGCCGGTCGACGCCCAAATCAAGGACGGTCTGACCATCCGGTACCAATCGATCTCCGGCCGCTACGACGCCTCAGGTGAGCGACCGCGGGTTGTGTTTGACCAGCCGGTCCCGTCCGGCACCGTGACGGTCCCCTACACCCTTGGCGCGTGGCGGGTCGGCTACAAGGTCGAGTCGGCCACCCTGGAGCCCGGAGCAGTCGTCGTCGACACCAACCTGAAACGTGTGCGGATCGCCCTGGAGGACTGATGTCGAACCAACCAACCAACACCACCCAGCTCGCGGCGGTCATCCGGCAGGATGCTCCCGAGTCGATCCTGAAGTACGTCACCGAGGAGCAGCTCAACCGGATTGCCGGTCTGGTCGCTCATCACGGGGCGAGAGTCGAGGCGTCCGGCGAGTTCAACGGCAGCGGAACGAACACGGCGCAGGAACGCCGTCGCCAACGCCGAGCCCTGCGGAAGCGGGTGAAGGCCGACACCGTCGGATTCGGGATCGGGTCGGTCGTGCTGATGGCGGTCATCTCGTGGTGCGTGCAGCGGTTCCTCGACTGGTGCTGGACCAACCGGGACCGGGCTCAGGCCTGCGCCGCGATCGGGCAGCAGCTTCCTCCATGGGGCGACGAGGACCGGGCCGCTGTGGCAGCGGTCGGAACCGACGACGATGACGGTGATTGATGGCGATGCCGATGGACTTCTGCGTGGTGTTGATCCCCCCGAGCGGCAAGGGCCGTGTGTACGAGGAGATCAGCACCAGCGCGTGGACGATCGCGGCCAACCTCGCACTGCTGGAGCACCCGGGGCACACCGTCGAGACGATCTACGAGCACTCGGTCAGCCCTGTGGGGCAGTGCGCGATTTGCGGCCAGTGGCAGCAGCAGTTTTCCGACGCCCGACGGAGGATCTGCCGTGACTGCCGGTGAGACGCAGACCGTAGTACTCCGCGATCCGCTCGCAGATTTCGGCAGACGGCCGGGTCGACGGCTTGTAGGCGAGTCGGCAGAGGACCGGGTAGGAGACCCCAATCAGTTTGGCCAGGCCGTTGAACGACTGCCCCCCAATTTTGGGATCCAGACTGTCCGCCAAGGCCTGCAGCAGGGGGCCCATGATCGGTCCGGTCTGCAATCGCATTTCATGCAAGGTCTCGTCATCAAGGGCGGAAACGGGGCCGGTGTGAAGAACGCGGGGCATCAAATCTCCTGTGTGCAATTGAACGAGCCCGAATAATTGTACGGCCACAACCCCGAAACGCAACATGCCTAAACCGACCGCCCAAGAAATCTCCCGCCGAGTGAATGAAATCTGCGAGATGATGCGCGGTGGGTGTACCCTCGGGCAGATTCGCCAGCATCTGAAGAAGGCGTACAGGATCACCACCCGTTCATGCGACAGATACCTGTCTCGCGCGCGAGCTCGAATCTACCACGCCACCAAGCGGACCGATGACGATCTGCGTGCTGAGTCGCTGGCGTTCTACGAGGGGGTGCGGGCGGACCTCGACCAGCACATCCAGTGGCGGCTGAAGGCACAGGAGCGGCTGGATTCCCTGATGGCCCTGGACAAACCGAAGAAGGTCGCCCTCACCGACGCGAACGGCGGGCCCGCGACGATACGGCTTCAGGCGGACCAGTTGGAGAAGACCGATCCAGATGTGTTGGCTCAGCTCTCGGCGGCGTTCGATCAGTTGCAGAAAATCGGAGTGGAACAGGCCGCCGGGGAGCAGGGCTGATGGCCACGACGGCGCTGTCACCCCAGCAGATTCAGGAGTTGGCCCCGCAACTGGCAGGAGCCAAGCTGGCTCACGTGCGGAACCTCGCACGGCAGGGAGACGTTCTGCCGTTCATCGCGTTCCAGTGGCCTGGTGTGCTGCTCGATGACTTCCAGCGCGACGCAATCGCCAGTCTGTTCGATCCGACGATGAAGCGAGTGTTCCTCAAGGGCAACACCGGTTGTGGCAAGTCGTGCATCGCGGGCCTGTCGGTTTGCATCTGGTTTTCGATCTGGCCGGACGCGAAGGCGATCCTCACGAGCAGCACGTTCGACCATGCGTCGGGCGTGCTCTTCGCCGAGGTCGCCCAGTGGTACAAGTCCATGCGGGTCCCCCCCGGTGACAAACTGTGGGCGGCAGGCATTGGGGACGCGGCGGACCAAAGGTATGTCGAAGTGATCAACCCCGGAAACGACGAGGCGTTCTCGGGTCGTCACGGTGAGCATGTGCTGTTCGTGTTCGACGAGGCGACCGGCATCCCTGACAGCAAATGGAGGCTGTCGAAGACGCAGTACACGAAGTTCCTCGCCCAGGCGAACCCTCGAACTCTGTCGGGGGCCTTCCGGCAGGCATTCCCTCTCGATGATCCCGATTCCTGCGTGACCCGGCTGACCCCCGAGGGGAAGTCGCGGTTCATCACGATCTCGGGGCAGGACTGCATGAACGTCCGGCTCAAGCGGCTGGACACACCCCTCGCTCCGCCGGGAGGCGTGGAGGCCGAGGGCCGGCGCTACCAGCACGGGGAGACGATCCCGCCCGAGGTGTACCAGCAGCATTTCCGGCCGATCATCCCCGGCCAAATCTGCTACGACCAGTTTCTCTCGCTGTGTGCGACCGCGGATCCCCGGTGGGTCGGCGTGTTTGCCCATGGTCGGTTCCCGTCGGAGAACCCAGACACCCAGCTGGTCTTGGCGAGCTGGCTGCGGCGTGCGTACGACGCATGGGGGCGATACAGCCAGCTCTGCGAGCGGATCGCAGGGCGGCCCGGCCTGGTGCGTCTGCTGCGGCGTCTGATCCCGGTGACGGCGTTCGGTCTCGACGTGGCGGCCAGTTCGCACGGGGACGCCTCAGTCCTGACCGCCGGGGCCAATCGCGGCATCCTGCGGCAGCATGTCACCCGCTACGCCTCGACGATGGACACGGTGGGTTGGGTGATCCGCACCGCCAAGACCGAGCACGGCGTTGATCTGACCACAGGGGAGGTCCCTGTCGCGGTGGACGTCGACGGTCTGGGGAAGGGGGTCGCGGATCGCCTGCGAGAGCAGCGGGTGCGGGTCATCGAGTGCCGGGGGAACGATTCCCCGAGCGACCCGAAACGGTTCGCCAACCGTCGCGCCGAGCGGTACTCGGACATTGGCGACCGGCTCAACCCCGAGGGGCCACTGGGGACCACCGTCTTCTGGCTCCCCGAGGATCCCGAGCTGGGGCAAGAGCTGTGTGCGGTCGAGCGGGTGTATCAGGGGTCGGACGGATTCAAGTTCGCGGTGACCCCCAAGCGGAAGGCCCCCGGCAGCAGCTACGAGGGGCCGACGGTGGAGGGGAAGATCGGCCGGTCTCCGGATAAGGGGGACTCGGCCGCCTATTGCCTGGAGGCCATCCTTCACGCGGGTCGTGGGAACCTGGTGGGGTGGCTCGATGTTCTCGGGTGAGGAGCGGCGGAGCATGGCGGTGATTCATGACGACTACGGGAATCAGGTGGTGCACATCTCGCACCGCCAGACGGTGTATCACGTGAGCCTCGCGGGCGACCAAGAGTCGGCCGTCTGTCTGGAGACCAGCCAGCGGGTGGAGGGCCGCAGCCGGGCCGAGTGCCTGCAGAAGATGGCGGCGTTGATTGACCAGCGTCCGTGCAGCAGTCTGGGGGTGTGCGGATGACTGGCGTTCCTGCCGCGTTGCGCGGCCCAAAAGAACTACTGCGGGGGCAACGGCACCTCCCCGAGGATCTGCGGCAGTCGGTCGTGTTGCTCACGTTCCGCGAGCCCCTGCCGCGGTACGTGGTGTCCCAGTTCCTGCGGATCCATCTGCAGCGGGTGCAGCTCGAACGCGGCGAGGCGTCGGCCTACTTGCCGGAGGTGTTCCAACCACATCGTGTCGGGCCCAAGCCCTGCCCGAAGTGCGGCAACATCATGCACCCCATGAGCGAATCATGGTCGAAGTGCGCCAACCCGGCGTGTGAGCTGTTTACCAAACGGGTCATGCACGGCCCCCTGATCGGCGTGGTCAACGTGCTGACCTGGACCGACTCGGTCGTCGGCCACACGGCGACCGGCGAAGAGCTGGTGAAGAACTGCGGGCTGGTCATGGATCGGCGGTACGACGAAACGACACTGGCGGCGGTCTACCGCACTGCCGAGGCCCTCGCGGAATTTCTGGAGCGCCCCCTTGCAAACCCTGCGTAAGCGAATCTGGACGTGGTGGCACACCCGCCGGCGGCTGTGTGAAGAGCTGGCCGTCGAGCGGCAGCGGTGCCGACTACTGGAGGAGGAGATCGACCACCTGCGGCGGATCCTCACACTGCACACGGACCGGGTCGACTGTGACACCTGGCACCAACGTGCGTGGGGGGCCCAGGCCAAACTCACCGTGCAGGATCTGTCACAGCGTTGAATCAATCTCGCACCAGTGTTGGCAAAACTGTATCCTGAGCCCACCCAGTCCCAGGAGTGACCGCGATGCCCAGCTTCCTCGACACCTTCCAGCCGTTCCCGGCCGTCGCCCAGGCTGCGCCCGCCTCCCCGGTGCTGACGGCCCTGACGACCCTCGACCCCGTGCAGCGGAACATCCGCAACACGATCCGCACGGCCCGGGAGCAGGTGTTTCACTTCACCGAGTGGAACTATGTGTCGATTGACTGGCTGGCGTGGCGGTTCTCGCAGCTCTGCCCGTACTTCGGGTCGGTCTCCGCCCCCCGGACTCGGCAGCGTTTCAGTTTGAGTGAACTGCAACACCTGCGGCAACACTACCCCCGGGTCATGCGGCAGGCGATGGCGTACGGGCACGACACCCCCGAGCCCCTGGAGGCGTCGCACCCCATCGTCCAGCTGTTCGAGAACGTCAACCAGATCGACTGGTATCAGGCATTCGCGTACGAGCTGATGATGTGGCTGGAGTTGACCGGCCGGTGTTACATCTGGATGACCAACTCGGCTGTTCCGTCGCGGAACGGGCGAGGGTACATCCCGGCCGAGATGCACATCGTGCCGACCACCTGGATTGAGCCGTACGTCGACAAACCCGGCATGCCCCAGACCGGTTGGGTGATCACGCCTGAGGGGGATTACACCCGCAGGGAAATTGTCGCGCTCGAGGATGTGGAGTTCCTGCGGTACAAGTCCCCGCTCTCGAAATGGGACGGCTTCTCGCCATTGCAGGGCGGATCGCGGTGGACCGAAAATGCCGAGTCGATCGAGATGTCCCGCCAGATGCAATTCCGCAACGGCGGCAACCCTGATGTGCTGGTCGAGCTGGACGGCGAGGTCCACAGCAACCCGAGCCGCGAAGTGATCGACCGGGTCAAGGAAATGGTCATGCAGCGGACCAGCGGTCTGCGGCGGACCGGCGAGCCCCTGATCAGCCCACCCGGGATGAAGTACTCGAAGTGGAGCAACACCCCCCGGGAGATGGACTACGAGACGTCCGCGACCCAGGCCCGGGACGCGGTGTTGGCTCTGCGTGGGACTCCCAAGGTGTTGTTCGGCATCACCGAGGACGTCAACCGCGCCAGCATCGAGGGGGCGAACATCATCGCGGGGCAGAACCTCGACCCGAAGGCGGCCTACATTGCGGGGTTCTTTCATGAGCGGATTCTGTCGCGGTTCGGGCAGGGGTTCTGCATGTGGTTCGATTCGGCGGTGCCGAAGGACGCGGCTGAAAAGCGAGCCGAGCAACAGTTTCAGTTTGCGTGCGGGGCGCTCTCGCCGGATGAGATTCGCATCGCGGCGGGGATGGAGCCGTTCGAAAGTCCGGCATCCCAGTCCGGCTACCTCCCGAGCGGCCTGATGCCACTCGACCCCGAGGCGATGCCTGAGCCGCCGCCCGATGAGCCCGGGGCCGACACCGGGGAAGACCCGCCCGAGGATCCTGAGGACACCGAGGACACTGACCCCCAGGAGGATGCGTGATCGCTCTCCGCAGCATCCGCCAGCGTGCTCAGGCCAAGGCTGTGGCCGACCGGCACGCCCTGTTCCTGCGGCAGCATGCCCGGCAGGAACGCCGGGTCCAGATCGACATGCAGCGGTGGCGGGCCCCAATCCTCGACCGCATCGCGACAACGCTCGAGAACTGGCCGAACAGCAACCCGGTGGCGGGCCTGGTATGGCAGCCGACTGCCGAGGATGAGCGGTCATTCCGGGCGATGATCCGCCGGGCTCTGGTCCGGATGCAACTGGCGGGGGCGTCCCTCGAATCGCAGTACCTCGACACGGCTCTGGGGCGGGACCAGTCCAAGCAATCGTGGCGCCAGCTTCAGGGGCGGTTTCGCTCCGAGCGGCAGATTGCCCCGGTGACCCCCGTTGGCAACGAGCTGGACCCGGACGACATCTACATCGAGTTCAGCCCCGAGATGCGGACGGCCGTTGACACCTGGACCTCCGCGCGGGAGGTGGGTCTCTGGCAGAAGATCCAGTCGGGGACCTCGCGGGCCTTGTCCAAGGCGATCTCCACCGGACTTGCCGAGGGATTGTCGATCGATGACCTGATGAAGGCGGTCATGGCAGAGATCACCGAATACGACAAGGTGCAGGCCCGCCGCGTGGCCCGCACTGAGGCGACTGGGGCGATGAATCACGGTGCCTACCTGGAGCAGGTGGATGCCGAGGTCCCGTTCCGCGAGTGGCTGCGAACGATCGATCTGAGAACCCGCGGATTCAATCCCGACAAAAAAGAGAAGTTCAACCACTACAACGCAAATCAGGTTGTGCCCGCCACAGAGCCGTTTGTGGTCAGCGGCGAGCGGATGAACTACCCCGGGGACACGACGTTCGGGGCCAGTGCCGGGAACGTGATCAACTGCCGGTGCAGTTGTGCGGCCAATTTCGACGGGCCGAGAAAGGCCCGAAAGAAAGAATCTCCCGGAAGCACAAAGCCGCCAGAACAACCTCCCAGTGCCGAAGTTACGGAAGCCAAGCCGGTTGAAAAGAAAACCCTGCGCGAACGCATTGATTCCGCGATTAGCAGCGACAGAAATAAACAGATGAGGGATGACCTGCGGGGAATTCACATCGCTTACGAGCCGCGAATCAAAAAAGCAAAGGACACTTACGAGAAGGCTGCAGATGCATATGAGCAATTGGCCAAAGAGTTCAAGGGAATCGCTTTGTCGCCAGAGGTGTTTACAGATGCTGGCAGGCAAAAGAAAAACATTATGTGGGATAAACTGAAAGCCCAAGAGCCAAAGCTCGAAAGACTGCGGAATAAGTATAAAGAGGAGGTCGAGAAAAGACGGATGGCAATGCACGATGTGCTCGGAAGAGGTTCGAAATCCCCATTTTCATTGGACTTCGGCTTGAAGAATCCCGACGCAATTGCAACAGCAGCAAGCCACATTGAGTCGGCTCAAAGAAAGGTTCTGTATCCACCATCGGACACCTTTGTATCTAAAACACAAAAGGCTGACGAATTCCTTGCTCGCTTTTGGTCTCGCGACGACCTCGCCAATAGGGCGTATGCCATACAATTGCAAAACGGAAACCGTGCGTGTGCATACCGTGGGGCAGCATTTGCAACGGATCAGAATGACATTTCCATATTCGTTCACGAATTTGGCCATGTGATCGAACACACCGACAAGGAAGTCATGGCGTTGTGTCGGGAGTATGTCGAATCCCGGATTACAAAAGCGTCGACGCGAGACTATCTGCTGACGGATTTGTTTCCAGATTCCGGGTTCGACGCAGACGAGATT